CAATTTGGTAGCCCAAATACGATTCCACTCTTCAGCATACCCACGATAGCGAGTTGCATAAGCAGTGTTGGTCATTTCTGCCGCTGTTTTAAAAATCTGGGTGTACCCAAAGTCATCTTCTAGTTCAGAAGAGAATACGTCTGGGGAACCAGAACCTTCTTCATAGGAAGAACCTATGATCTGAGCTACGTCATTATCAGCTAAAACATCACTTCCACTGACAGCAGAAACATCAATTATTTTACCAGTAAATGATGAATCAGCACTTGCATGACTTACTCCCGACTCTACTCTAACTAATGCCTGACCGTATCCTGCCGCTGAATCAACTGTACCGACAGCCAAAACCATTCCTTTTACTAGGTAGTCCACAGTAGCACCGCCAGCAGTATCAACAGTAAATGAATACGAAGAACCTGCGGAAACAGCGGAACCACCATTTACAGCACCTTTAAGAAGTAAAGAACGATCTGTAAAGCTAATTCGGTTACGGTTTTCCAAATAACGGAACACTGGGTCATCGGTAGGTGCTTTAGCAACCTGATTTAGATAGACGAAAAATGGAGACTCCTCAGGAGCCAACTCGGCAACTCTGTCGCCGAAATTAAATATTCGTCTTCTATCCGGTCTTTGACCTACACTAGCATCAGAGGTAGTAGCAGTAATATCACTGGACTTTAATACTCCAGAATTGTATGATATTGCCATTTTGTTACCTTTGTGTTATGTGGTTATTATTAATCACGGTAATCTTCCAGAGTTCCCAGTTGCCATGATTGAATCAAACATGTTGTCTGTGTCAGTCTTTTTAGGCATTGGTGGCTCTCCTTGGAGAACTCCCGCTGTGCGAGGAGCCTGCTGTGCCGCAGTTACCGCTTCCATTGTATCATTATTAGCAACGGATTGGCCGTTCTGCATCTGCCAAAGTTTAACTAGGTTATTCAAACCCACTCTCTCTTTAGGCTGTGTTGTAAACTGTAAGAACTCTTGAATATCACCATCGGACATTTTATAAGTTCCTCTCAGTTCATTCACAGTGTTTTGCATTTGCATCTCAGCTTGTATCTGTTGCTGTTGTTGGGATAACGCAGATTGCAATCTCTGTTGTACCAGATTCTCTATCTTGTTATTAACGTACCGTCCTGATTCAGAGTTTTCATCTGTAAACGCATCCCAAGGATTGAAATCATCCTTACCTACTGTTTGCTCTGGTTGCTGTTGTGTTCTGTTTCCGGCTATACCATCTTCAAGAACCTGAACTAAATCAGGTCTCTGTTCTAGTAGCTGTAGTATCTGAGCACCTTGTTGCAGTTTAGCATTTTCGGCCTGTGACCGATCATACATAGACTGAAACTTTTTAGCCTCAGCTTCATAATCTACAGCAGGAACTTCTTCCTGTACTGGTTCTTGAGCTTCAGCGACAAGCTGTGGGCCTGCCTGCTGATTGATGATATCCTCTTCAAAAGTACTATTAGCACCGGGCTGTTCGGCGGGGATATTCATTTCCTGTTGTTCTAGTGTTGACATAGTTTCTCCTTAGATGTCTTTAGGCTTCTGGAGTAGAACTGACTTTTCTCTGTACATCTTTGAGATTGCTAGCCAATTTCTCCACCTCAAGCTTCACCTCGTTTTCTAGTTTTCCACGTTGTACCCTTCTATCAGCCTTAGACTCGGAATTAATTTCGCTCAAACGTGTTTTGAACTTCTCAACTTCGACTCTCTTTCTATCACTGACAGATTCTCTTTGGGCTGTCTGCAAGTCACCTTGCAAATTCTTTATCTGAGCATCCATTGCCTGTATCTGCTGTTGCATCAACTGCTTCTCTTCTGTTCTCCTCATAATGCCTTCCTTGTCAAATAGCTCAGGATTCTTCTTCAATACTTCATAACGGTCTACAATGCCCATCTGGAACGCCTCTAGATATACGGCAAGTTCTGCATACTTGCTGGACGGCATTGTTGATCCCGGTTCAATTCTTACATCGTGCTGATCTAGCATGTGCCTTTCTTTCTTCAGGTCTAAGATTGCCTGAGATACATCTGTATAGAAGTTTGCCATAACCTCTGTGATGTTGTTATTTGGCTGTGCCAGTCTAAAAATCTTTTTGTAGGTATAGTGACCTTTGGATAGGTTATACAAAACCTTACCCAATTTGTTAATACTAAACTCTATGTCTCGGAGTTTAGACTTCGGTCTTTCGCTACCCAGTGCTATCATTCTTTCTGTAGCCCTCATAGTCTCTGGAGCTTTCTCTGCAAACCCATGCATCATTTCTGGTAGACCAAAGATAAAATCTATATAAAACTCTGACTGCTGTATCAATCTGTAAAACTCACCAGCAAGCGGTTGAGGAGCAGGGTAGTGCGGTTCGCCTTGGGATGAATCCACTTCAATGACTGCGTTCGGGTTAGCCCAGTCTTTTTCAAGTTGATCTATGTCGTCCACACTACCCAAAGGTACTAAAAGCTTTAACCCTGCCGATGCCTGTGCATGAGACAGTGCCAAAGACCACAACTTGTTTAGAAGTCTTTGCATTGGTCTAGCCCTAGATACATCAGACTTTGGATATGGAGTACCAGTCCAAATATTTGGAAGTGGTATGATCGGATACTCATCTGTATTTAAAATTTGTTCATACAGCACAACTTCTCCCATTGATGCACATACCTTCACTCTAGTCTGTAATACTTCTATAGCTGTAAATGCACCAATATCAAATGCTTCTGTGTTCTCCTGATAGAACTTGGCGTACTCTTCTTGAGACAGAATATCCTCATCCTGTGTCTGCATGTCAATGACTCTATAGAAAGGAACCTTGACTTTATAAAATCTTTCTAATACCTGATACTTTTTTACTTGATAATAATCTTTATCTTTTACATCTGCTGGTGTAAACACTACCATTGAATTTTTATTTTGCGATGCTGGGTAATCTTCTTCATCATAAGTAAACCCAGATATGTCATTTATTAATCCCGGTATAGTCTCTCCAGTAAGCGGGTCTTGCTTATCTGCCAATTCAGGGTAGAGGTTGACGGCTTGTTCTCCCGTTAGGATGGTGGAAAGGATAATGCCATCCGAATCGCCAAACCAACGATCTCTAGAGCTGGGAGATGCGTACACTCTAAACGGGTCAACATAAGTGAACTTAACGTCACCTCTACCGAAATCTGATTCTGAGTCAATGTAGGCATACAGATACCCCATGCCGGTAGTAGCATAATCCTGTATTGCCTGTTTCATCTGCCAGTCACCATCTGAGTTTTGCCACACATAACCCATAACTGTCCTCCACAATGTAGCAACTTGCACATCGGAATCTTCTCTAGGGGTTATAGTAAACGCTGGTGGTCTGGATGTTAGTACTGCTTTAAATTTTTCAATAGCGGCAGAAATCCTATCCATTGGTATATCTGCCTGATTTCTCTGAGACAACTCATCAGATTCATCCTGACTGAAATGATTCCCAAGATAAAAGTCAATATCCTTACGGGCCTCTGTGTCCCAGTCAGATCTTGAATCACGCCATTGGCGATATAATTCTTCGTTATAGGAAGCTCTAGGGTCTTTATCCATTCTATTTAGGCAGGTAAGGCATTGCTCTAAGGATACCTCTCAATGTGTTTTGTGGGCCATATTCGCTTTCTAAATACTCTTTAACAGATTTGTCATAGTCTCTGATATCCAAACTTTGACCGCCTTGAATTAATTCTTGCGGGATGAACATTCTTGACTCTAAAGTCTCTGGTTTCATTAGCATGCTTTGTTCTGAAAGGATGGTGTCTAATCTCATTTTTTGAAGTGCTAATCTAGCATTTCTAGCAAGGTTGTCTTTCATTGCCGCCTCTATAGCATCTGACTCTTGACGAACTACACCAAGCTCTCCACCCTGCGGATTTTGCATCCTCATGTCAATGCTATCACTTAATTGCTGATTCATTGCCTGTCCCATCATTTCTGGTGGTAATGGTGGGCCCACAGGGCCACCCTCTTGAAACGGGGTAACTTTAGGCGACTTCATTTGAGAAAACTTTCTTTTTATATATTCTTGGTGAGCACCACTATCTAAATAGCTCTCCATTTCAGGACTTCCCTGATAAATCCTCGTCCCTTTAAACTCCCCAGCAACAGGGACTATGCTAAAACTTGCATCGTCTTGCATTTTCTTTCTGGCTAAAACAGCATCCATATCAATCATTGGAGCATCTATCTGCCCCTCCATTAAAGGCATATCACTTTTTATATCTCCAGCATTTCTCTTTGCCAGTGCACGCCTTGCCATAACGCTACCTACACCACCACCGACACCAGAAAGCAGGGTTGTAATAAGATCCATTACTTCACCACCATCCTGATAGCCTTTTTTCTTTTTATTTGCCATGCCACCATACATCATACCCATAAGTGAATCGTCTACCATACCACCTTCCTGCA